AGCTTGATTTGCAAAGTCACGACCTGATGCGCCAGTAGACCCGGCACTACCCCTGGCAATATCGTATTCATTGCCACCCATCATAGCGTTTTTCCAACCGCCTTTGCCTTTACCTCCACTGCCGCCTTTGCTCATCTGTTTTTCAAGTGAGTCATAGGTTCCTCGAACCTTTTTGAGACTCTTGTCAGTATTTTCAATGGATTGACCAACATCTTCTAATTTAATGTGTAAAACTGTCGTATTTTCAGCCATGCTTACTCCTGTTCGGATATTACCAAAATTTTTTGATAACTTAACTAGAGATCATTATACCATGTGACCACGCAGTTGTCAAACCAAAAAATTTTTAACGCAAAAAAGCCCGCTAATTTTAATTAGCAGGCTCTTGTGTCTTTTTCTTATTATTGATTTCGTCTGATCTTACGTTGTCAATTATGCGTATTAGCATAATTATAAACTTCTGTTCAGAAGGTTCAATCTCTGTTGCTTCTAAAACATCTTTTACACCTATCAAAGACTTACCTAAGTAGTTACCATTCATAGTATCCCACTCATCTCGTAACATTCGATAAGCATTAAATGCTTGTTGCACTTCAAATGGAAAATCTTCAAATTCCACCGGTATCTCAGACTCTACTGGATCTGAGCCTAACATTTCGCACATTTCAAAATACTGGTCTTTTGTCATTGACACGCCCATATTTTGAATGTAGTTAACCAACTGAGCGTTTACTTGCTGGAGTTGGTCGTCGAAAAGTTTCCCAAGTCTGTGACCTGTTCACTAATAAATGCATCAAAATTGCTAGAGTTCTTCATTAAGTATAGTGCATTTTCAGCAGTATATCCTAGTTCGGCTTCCATGTCTTTACCACTTAAGTCAACTGGTGCTAGTTGTTCAAGATACTTCAGCTTAAAGCCAGACCATCCTTTAACTGCATTTTCAACATAAAGTTGTAAGAACAAGTCTTCGTTAAATTCTTCCGAAGCTTGACGATTCTTAAAGCTAGTCTTTGTAGACTTTTTGCGAATCGACAAAAGTGTTTCGCGCGATAAAAATGCCAAATCAATCATAAAACCAGGCATACCAGGGTATTCTACCTGTACTGATTTGGAGGGAACTAACAGTGTTTTTAAAGAGAGAGTATTAATAGTCATTTTATAATAAGATTAAAAAGAGAGACTGGAGATCAACCCAGTCTCTATAAAAGTGCAGCCGTTAATTAAACTGCTGCGCGGTAAACGATAGTTGCTTCGTTAGACTCTGTAATATCGTAACCAGTACCTGCAAAACCTTGAGCTGTAAAGTTAATTGTTGTAGAAATAACTTGCTCTGTGTTAATTGTAGGAATCTGCAACATAGCTGCAGGTAGCTTGATTTCAACACCAGTAGCATTTGTACTAGGTCCGCCAAGTTGTACATTAATTGTAAACTTAGGGTCGACTGTTGTAGCTGATTGGGCCAGCAAATCAGATAATAGTCCACCACTTTCAAGACTACCTGTTTTTAGGTATGCATTGATAGTGCCGCTTATAGCGCGCGTACCTGTGAAGTACGTAATAGGTAAGTTAACTGTACCTAAGTTAGCAGGTGTCAAATACGTTAAGTTATTAGCAAAAGTGATGTTTCCACCAGTTAAAGCAATAGTATACACAGTACCAACATTAGCTGCAATTGTAGGAGTTGCAGCAGCAGCTGAACCGCCACCACCAGTAAAGGTAATTGCTGGTGCAGTCAAATATCCAGAACCTGCGTTAGTAATTGTAACACCAGTAATAGTAGAAGTACCTATAGTAACTGCACCTGCAGTGGCGCCAGCACCATCACCAGCAATAGTGGCTGTTGGAGCAGAAGTGTACCCAGTACCAGCTGTTGTAATTACAATAGCTGTTACACCGCCACCAGAAACTGTTGCGGTACCTAGTGCAGTTACACCATTAGCAACCTGAGGGGCAGAGAATGTTACTGTTGCAGCTGTGTAGCCAGTTCCAGGAGCAGATACTGCTGCTGCTGTTACACCGCCACCAGACAATACTGCGGTACCTGTAGCTGTTACACCATTAGAAGGTGCTGCAGCAAAAGCTACTGTAGGTACAGAGGTATAACCAGAACCAGCGGTACCAACTGTAACGGCCGTTACGGCTCCGCCAGCAGTGGCAACAAAATCATTGATACCGTCATTAACAATTAAAGTGCTCAACTTGTTAGTAATATAACGAGCTGCGGTATTCTTGGCAAGCGCAGTATTAGTGCCTGCAAAGCTACTGGTTGAAGTACCTACGTTTGTAAGCGCAACAGGACTTGCTGTATCTGCTGCAGCCTTATCTACTACGCGAATTGCGGAACCTTTACCGGCCCATGCAACTGCAGCAATAGCGTCAATACCAAAATCAATAGTAGCAGAATCTAAGGCGCAGTTATCAATAACGTAACCAGCATTATCAAATAGGATAATTAAACCAAAAGGCAATAATTGATGTTTATTAGAATTAGTAAATCCAACAGTACCAGTAGATGCTGTAGAAGTCCAAGCGGCACCAGCGGCACCAAAGTTAGCTGCACCACCAAAAGCATTCCATAAATACTGCTCTTCGGCAGTAATTGAACTACCTGTGTTATGTGGGCGAATATATGTAGAGAAAGTAAAGTCTACTGGCTCTAGGGCAGTGTTAAAACTGCGCTGACCACGAACAGGAGCAGCTCCTGCCTCGTTTAGTGTAACTGTATCTACAGTAGTATTTTGTGAAAAGCTCATGCCTTCCAGCACTTGAATTTCGAAAGTATTAGTTGCGGTCATGGGACTTCCAGCATTTTTGAAGTCACCAATTTTTACACGACCGAAACTGTCAATGTTAGTAGTAAAGAAGACTCTACTATTACGAATTAAATTAACTGCTGCCATAGCTATTCCTTGTAGTTAGTAACCCAGGAGTACACTTACTAGACATTTATCTGTATTGGTACTATTAGGTAATTAGAGTGCATAACGCACCTGTAAATTTATTTCACCGACACCATAAGGATTTAATAATCCTTCATCGGTTGTTATTGACTGAATTAATATTTCAGTAGTTGACAGATTATTAGTAATGTCATATACTAATACTCGGTTAGCATCTATTACATTTTCTAAATCGTCTAGTAAGTCTTCAAGTAATTGTTGCGCTTCGCTTTCGCTACGAACATAAACTTTTACACTAACGTTTAGGTGTCCCCAGGTAAAATCTCCTGGTAGATATTCTCTTAGTTCGGAACCAGCTGTAAGATACACACAAGGAAAGTCTTGAACTTCATCCCAGAATTTTAATTTAGGGTAGCTATTGTCAGACAAGTCACTTTTAAACTTACCAGTTCCGTCTATTATTTTAAATTTTTCAGCTAAAGCTGTTACAATGCTTATTCTTCTTGTCATAGTGCAAATGCCCTTAATCTATTACCTACTGCTTGTTGCGCAATTTGTCTAATTGAATTAGAGATTAATAACTTAGGGTCTCTGGTTTTTGGATATTGCTGTACACCACCAACGCTAAAAGTTGCATAAGGGTATTTCATATAATTGTAAAATGCAGTTATCATTCCCTGCTTACTCATTGATAGACGCTCTACAGCAGCTGATTCAGCTAGTCTGCCGGTTCTATAGTTAAGTATATCTTCTCGAGTACCTTCACCCATATTATCACGAATAGCATTATGCAGTTGTGAATTTATTAAGACTAACAGTTTAGGTAAATTAACTGTGCTTTGTTCAGCACTAACTTTTAAATTTAAAGCCGGACCGACAGTATCACTAGATTTTTTCTTTACTTGCTTAAGTTTAGATAAGTTACTTTTTACTCTTTTAGCAGCTTCTTTAATTTCTTTTTCTAACGTATTACCTTTAGTAACAGTGGAACTAAAAGATTTTACGGGTACAGGTTTAACTTTTGCACCAAAAGGTTCAACTTTTGTTTTACGTAAAGCCGCTAGCTGTGTATCTTTTATATGTTTTCTTAATGTTTTAGAACTTTTTAAGTCTAGCAAAAAATTTGCTATTTCTTTTTTATTGTTAGGAAAGCTACTGTTTAAAGCTTTAGTAACTTCTGATAAATTAGCTTTATAGTTTCTATAAATCTCATTAAGTTTAACAGCAATTATTTCACTGTCTTGACCAATTTTTCTAAGGGCTGTTTTGTCTTCGGAATATATACCTTCGGTACTACCTATATCACGCAAAAGAGCTACAAAGTTTAAAGCTCTTGATAGTCTTCCAGAACCTTGATTAGTATTAGAAGCTAGTATACCAACTTTAGAATCTCTTTTAGTTTTAGAATCTTTTAGCTGCATTTCTACACTTACAAAAAGATTGTTTCTATTTTGTGTACCTTTTAATACAGAAGCAGTTAAAGCCTCATACTCTGGCAATAAGCTACTAGATGCTATATCTAAATACTCGTGTAGTTTAATTATTTTGTCAATAAACGTATTATTGTAAAATTCGCCTGCTTGTTTCGTAGTTTTTAATCTTATAAATGCTTGAGATTCTATATGACCTACTTCAAAATTTTGGCCGTACTCTGAAGCATCTTTCTGACTAAGCCCGCAAGCTTTTAAAAACTCTACCATAACGGTAGCTGTATTAGAGTATGTATCCGAATAGCTAATTCCTGTAGCTTCTTCTATGTTACCAGTATCGCCGGTATTAGAAAATAACTGTAAAGGATTTTCTTTATAATTTTGATTATACCAAACTATATATGCTTTTAGTAAGGGTTTATTAGTGTACTTATCTTTGCCTTTAGCAATACCAGTTTCCGTAACTGTTGGCATTTTTAAGCCATAAAATTTCCAATGTCTACGTAATCCTTCTTCAGTAACTACGGACACATTATTACTTAACGCCTGCCCTAAGTTTCTAAACTGTGAAATAGGTCTTCCATCTAAACTTTTACCATCTTGTATCATTAAAGATGCTGCTCTACCTAATACTTGTTTATCGATACTAGGAGCATTAGGTAATTTTAAACTACTTTCTAGGGCATCTGTCCACGAGTCTATAGTTAAGAAAGTACTAGGATTATTATCTAAAGAAGCTCTTGCTCTCATTACTGAGCTAAACTCTGATATACTCATGTAAAGTCCGCTACATATTGGTCTAAAACACGTTTAATTGATGCAGGTAAATTAGTTGATGCAACGTAATTAATTTGCGTAGTGTTAGGGTTTAAATCACGAGTACTATGTACAGCACCATTATTGCGTGAATAATACTCGAGTAAGTCTAATACTGCTAATTTTAAGTCGCCTGGAATTGGATCAAATCCGCCAAAATAACTTACACGATATCCATTAAGTGTTTCCGGAAATCCATTTGGATTAATAGAAATTACTGCGTCACCCTTAGTTACCCAATCAGTAAATTTTACTAAACTTGTATAAGTTTTACCATAATCTGAACTATATGCTACTGAAGATACACTTACAACGGGAGTTTCTTTTAATAAGATCTCTTTAAATCCACCATCAAAAACTTCAACCTTTATATCGCTGTAGTAATCTACAAAAGTGCGACGGCAGTATGATTTTACCAAGTCACTGACTTTAGGTATTAAGAAATCTATTTCTGCGTCTGAATTTGTACTAGTAATCCCCATGTAAGATTTGTACTCAGATTTTGTTATTAAATCTATTGCCATAAATACCTCACTTGTTTTATAAAGGCACAATATACCTTTATAAAACAAGACCCCGAAGGGTCTTGTTAACAATTACACTAGCAGATCAGGTTGCTGTGTACTTGTGTGCTGCAACAGCGTTACCTAAATTAGTAGTAACACGTGTCATGCCAGTACGGAGGCTAGCCACCATAACGCGACGTTGTGTTTCAACCAACTCTTGGGTATCAATGCGGAGACCGCGCTGATTACCAACGATAAAGTTGCCTGGGTGCAATGCAATAGCGCCTGCAACACCAGTACCTGGGGAAGCGAACTCTGCAGAGACCAACACAGGGCTTCCACCGATTTGACCGATTTGACCGGTTAACAGTGTAGCTTGTGTACCAACTTGGTTCATTGTTTGGAAGGTTGTGTCTTCCAGCAATTGGTAATAAGTATCAGTATTAATGATATAAATTACTTCTGATGGATCCAGACCCCATGCACCTAAACCTTGACGCAATGTGCGAAGCTTAGCAACGTTCATGCCGGCGGCAATAGTGTTACCAGTAGCAGTGGTGTTAGTAGCCCAGTTTGCCAAACCTTTGACAGGGTCGGAACCAGAACCAGCACCTAACAAGAAAGCCTTGTCAACGGCGCGAGCAACACGACGAATCATACCGTCACGAATCATTGGCATCAAAGCGATCAAAGAATCTTCTTCTTCTTCGTATGCTGTATACTCGTTTGTGGCAAGTTTATAAGCATTCAAAGTGATTTCTTTGAAAGCGTGGGTTTGTGTAGCACCAGCAGAAGCGCCAATAGTTGATGTACCAGGAGCAGCAGCAACGTTACCAAACTCAGCGTTAGTAACCCAAGTAGCAGTTCCTGCTTCTGGATTCACTGGCATGGTCATGACATTGGTTTGCATAGCGATGTTGCGGAAAATAGGAGCAACAACTAAACGACGACGAACTTCATTTTCCATGTTTAATGAAACTTCAAGTTCCCAAGTGCCGGTTGTGCCTGAAGGCTGGTGAGCACCGTATTTTTGTACTAATTCACGACCAAATTTTGTGCCGTCCAATGACTTACCAGCCATTTTAGCCAACATAATTGCTTTTTCTTTGTCAGCGTAAGCCAAAACGTCTTTGCTGTCTTGGAAAGACATTTTTGATTTTGTGATTGCTTCGATTTCAGCAGCTTTTTCTTTCAAAGAAGCCTCTAAACCAGCGATAACTGATTTGCTTGAATCTTCAGCAGCAGCTAAACGCTTCTCAACTTCGGCCATCAAGCGCTCAGCACCTGTGTCGCCAGTAGAGATAGAAGCAACAGCGGCTTTAACGCGTGCATCTAATTCGGCTTCTGTTTTATCAGCAGCGGCTTTTTCGGCCAATGCTTTTGCCTGTGAGTCGGCGATGGCTTTAGCAGTGAGCTCAGCCGCTTTGTTAGCTGCATCAGCCAACATTTGTTCTAATTGTTTAGGATCCATTTCCCATTCCTTTTTAATTTCGCTGATTGCTTCCGTTGAGGATTCTAGCCCTTTAGCTGAATCGCTTTCGGGTGCAAACTGCTGTTTGAAAGATTTAAATTCTTCGGCTGTATCAAACGCCTTAGAAAGACTAAATAGTGTATTTTGATTAGCTGGTACTGACACTACTGAAATTTCGTGCAGTTCTAGCTCTTTTACCACAAACAACTCTTTGGCTGCATCATATTCCGCATCTACGATTCGGAAGCCGATACTAAATGCCGTTAAGATGCCATCTTTTACAAGATTGAAAACTTCGTCAGCTGCTGAAGAAATACGGGCTTTAACCCACAATCCTTTACTGTCAACTCTGTGATCTACCATCCTACCAACTGGCTCGCTATGGTTGTGATATGCCAAAATTACTGGATTCTTCAAATAATTTTGTATACCCTTTTTCCATACACTTGCTGGGACAATGTCGCCTTGTCTATCAATGTCATCAGTACTTGCGTACCCTTCGATTGTTATACTAGTTGTCTTTTCGTCGGTGGTATCGCTCTTGATAAATGAACTGTTTAAAAACAGTATTTTACTTTTATCTACCATATTACCCCTTTATTGCTGATTATCTGTGGGCCTACCACCTTTCGACGGATCAGCAGCCGAACCCGCAATATTGGCGGGTATTCTTATTTCGTCATTGCCATCTTTTGGCTCATAACGTAATTCTTTTCTTGCTTCATTAGCTGTAATGATGCCTGCATTGACTAAAGTCGAATGGTAAGCAGCAATATCTTTTAATTCTGGTTGCATTGCCGATACTGAACTAGTAACTGCTTCAATATCGTATCCATAGTATCGTTCTAAACTTGATGTAAATTTACGAACAACCGGCATAACTGTTTCTAAATAAAATAATCGTAGATTAGGCGAAATGTTAGCATTATTTCCACCAGCTAATAAAATAGGTGGGATGCCAATACATTGCATAATTAGTTCGTTGTGTGTTTTAATTGATTGATCAAAATCCATATCTTTGAAGTTTTGATTTGATACTTGTGCAGGCTTCAATCCTGAATCCAGAATAACTGGACGCTTGCCGCCTTGTTTAGTTGAATATTTCTGTAACCAGTATTGAATTGTTTTTTCTTTTGCGATCTGTGAAAGCGTATTTTCGCTAGTTAAAACTAAACCAAATACAGCACCATTTTCAAAGAAGTTCTCTTGAAACTCTTTCATTGCATATAAAGTAGCAATGCTTCGTTGTGCTGCTTCTAAGCGTGAAGCGCCGCGATATATACTTTGACTATTAAGATCACGGAAGTGAAACACTTCTGGTTCTTTAAAATCAACCATACCGTTATAACGATACCCGCGTATAAATGTTTTTGTATCAGGCAAAATCTCAACTGATGTTGCAGGCAAGTGGTACATAAATACACCATCAAAGTGTATAAACACATTGCCTTCCAAGATCAAATCTGTGAAGATTGCTTGGCGAAATTCTTGAGTGCTTTGATAGGGGTTAGGTCTGAAGTTCAAAAGTGTGTTTAGTGACTTTTGACGAATTCCAGCAACAACGCCTTCATGAATCTTATCTTTTACGTCGTAGTCAAGTGAGCCAGCTGCATTAACAAGCATACTCACTGAACGATTAACTGCTTCTAGTTTTTGAAAAGCTTGACGATATGTTATCTTGCTTTCTGTACCAATTTGCGTACCTGCTTCTTGAGCAATACGAGTTTGAGCTGGATTGAATTTTTCAACAATCCAGTCTGTAAATCTTGACATAGTTTTCCCTTAAGTGAACTCACTGAAAAAACTACCAAAGCTCTTTTTGGGTACAACTGCTTCCACCACACCACCAGTATGTTTTGCACGCTGCGTCTCTATCCAGTGAGCCTGTTTGGGTTCACTGCCAGGGCGGGGAGCTTTACCGTAAACACTGTGTAACGCTACATGATGACGATTACAAAGGGTGTAAACTTGGTCATATAACTCTACTTGGTGCTCATCAATAAACTCATCTCGCACAGCTAAAATACCGGCATCTGTTGAAATATCGTAACCCTTGGCTTCAGACCATTTGTCTAGGAGTATAGTAACTGAATGTAGGTGATGGAGTTCTAAGTCTGTGGCAGAGCCACAAACGCAACACTCCGTTTTCTTCTCGTAGGCCGCTTTGGCCCTATCACGAACCCACTTTACAGGGATTCGCTTATTTGTGTTTTTTGCCATTATTTCAAAGTACTCCACAATTACCTAGTATTATAGCAGAACAGCAACAAAAAGTCAATGCACAAATTTTTTGTGGCATTAAACAGTATAGGTGTACAGCGCATATCGAACTGCATCGGCCATGTGACTATAATCATCATGCATTGGTCGTTCACGTTGTAGCCCCTCACGTTGGTCCCAGCGATACTGGTCAAACATGGCTCGCACGTTAGTGCAATGTGGGGCAACCTTTAATCGACCCTGCTGTAGCAAGGTCTGAACATACGCAATGCCTGGTAAGACATCTTTTTTGGCTTTGGTAGTTGAAATGTTATATAAGTAGGCAAGGTCACCAGCAAATTGTGCGGCTGCCGAGTCGATAAACGTAACTTCAACTCCGTGCTTTTCATTAATTGCTGTAAATTCTGCTGCGTGTTCGGCTGTAGTCTTTTCCGACTTTAAGTATTCATCGACAATATAAAAGCAATCGCGGTTCCAATCGTAAACGATAGCGCAATAAGCAGTAGCGTCTCGGTAACCAGGGTCGCATCCAGCAAACGCTTCGCCTTTAATATCTTCTGGAATGTCAATAACATCTGTATCCTGTAGTGTATAAATCTGACCCTCAAATACGGAAAATGAGGCTAAATATTCTTGTTCGAACTCTGACTTTGACATTGATC